CTGTAGAGGTTGGCCCTGTTGAGGCTGGCCCCGTCGAGGTTGGCCCCGTCGAGGTTGGCCCTGTTGAGGCTGGCCCCCGTCTTCACGGCCCACCTGACTGCAAGCCCGAGCTTTACGGAACGCGGCGTGCTTTCGGCGCAGTCGATTTCGGCGGTGAACTGGACTTCGCCGGAAAATCTATTGAGAACATCGAACTTTATCACAGCGCGCCCTCCTTCTCGGTCAGCAGCCCCGCCAGAGGCGATCCGAACTCGGTCACAGACGAGTGCTGCCATGCTCCGATAGGCGCGGTGATTTCCTCGTCGGGCAGCCCGCTGTTCAGGCTGTGCTGCAGGCGCTCCCCGGCGGTCATGTGCGCCGTGGTGCCGCGTTCTGGGTGGTGCTTGAAACAAGGCATGTCGTGTCTCCCTTCGTTGATCCGTCCAATGGGATGCCGCCCCACGCGAGGGCGGTCACCGATTAGGTGGCGAGAGCTTTCTCTTGGTTTCTCCGGTAGGCTTCTTCGAGTCCGGGGTGCGTTTTCACATCACGGGCTGGCACAAAGTCCATGCGATACCCATCCGGGTAGTGCTGACGAAATGCCTCGTGGCGGTCTGGCCTCGACCCATCGATGACGCCGAGATCATGCGGCATGTAGCCTTCTGCACTGCACCCGTGCCCGCCAAGACAGGTGCCATCTTCGGCGAGCAGCACAGCCCTAAGGATGTAAGGGCCGCCGCCATTGTTGAAGCCGTAGATCACGGGCAGCGCGTCGAGCGGCTTGTTGTGCGGGTTGTAGACTGCATAGCCCTTGTCAGCCCATTTGTTCATGTGCTGCGCTAGGTATAAGTTTGCTGCTGCTGCGGTGGTCATGTCGTGTCTCCCTTGCTGGTTGGCTATATCCCGCGATCTGCGCCCCGTTGGCGGTCTGCCGGTTGGGCGGGTCTTCGGCGGTATGGGGAGAATGTAAATGTGAAAGATCACACCGTCAAGGCAAAACGTGAGAAAAAACACATTTGCACGGCATTAACCATCGCCATACGCTTTCCCGTGGAAGGCGAGGTAACATGGATTTATCACATTTTCAGGAGGTAGCGGCGCTTATCGCCCTGCGGTTGGCCGAACGGGAAAGGCCTGAATTGCGGCTTCAAGCTGCTCTTGCCCATCTTCGTCGTATTGCGAAAGAAGATCAGCAAGCCCCGCCCTGATCTTCGGGCGCTTGCCGAGGCCCATCATTTCACCAGGGTCTCGGCCAAGCGCCCTTGCCAGTGCAAACACTGTAGATAGTTTAGGGCTGCGGACACGGCCCTCACGGATATCGGTAACGGCGCGCCTATTCAGGCCCGCCTTCACCGAAAGCTCGGCCTCTTTCATGCCGGTTTCCGCCAGTGCAGCGAACAAGTTTTCTCGGAATGCCGTGTTCTCATCCATGTTGAGAACTTTACCGCACCTAATTTTTGGGAGCGAATGGTATGTTTCTGCTTGCGACGTGTGATTTATCACACTAATATCAGAACCCATGAGCATCACCGATCAGTTGAAATCCGACATTGAGGCGGTCGCGGAAAAGCTTGGTATCGCGCCAAGCACCGTGGGGGAACGAGCCGGGCAAGGCGGACGGTTTTACGCGCGCCTCTGCGAGGGGCGCAGGGTTTGGCCTGAGACTGCTGAAACTGTCCGGTCTCGGCTGGATCAAATGGTCATTTCGCATTGTGAGAAATCACATGGTGTCAATGCGGCAAATCATCAAGGGGGAGACGCAGCATGAGCATCCGCACAAAGTACCGCCGCTGCAAAGTGTGCCGCGAACTCGTCACCGATCCAGACAACTGCGCGAACTGCGCCAACCGTGACCCGCTGGCATGGACGCCAAGGCATCACGTGGAAGGAAAGCGCGGGTCGAACACCCTCGATATGCAAGAGGGCAACTGGGAAGAATGGCACGGGGGTGACCAATGACACGACGCATGACCCCCAACAGCCGCGCGAGTGACGAGCGCATTCTCGACTGGCTGGCGCTGAAACCGAAGGGCTACGAGTGGCAGCAGATAGGCAAGATGTTCGGCGTTGCCGGATCGTCGGTCAACCGCACCTGCAACCGCGTCAAGCGCGAAGACATGGTGTCCGGCGACAACCCGGCTGAAATCGAAATGGGGTACTGGTGATGACCGCCATCTCCATCACCATGCCGTGGCCGCCTGTCGAGCTGTCGCCCAACTTCCGGACGCGCTCCACCCGCTGGATTGCGCGCAAGAAGAAAGAATACCGGCAGGCTTGCGCACAGGTCGCATGGGATCGCGGCGTGCAGCCTGGGCGTGAATTGCGGCTCGACCGGATCACCTTCCACCCGCCCACGGCGAACCTGCCCGATTTGGACAACGCCATTGCACGCTTCAAGGCGGGGCAGGACGGGCTGGCGGACGCCATGGGGGCAGACGACCGGACGTTCAACGATGCCATGCGCGCCATGGGCGCTGTGGTCAAGGGCGGCGCTGTCGTGGCGCTGCTGAGTGAAATTCCGCCCGACTGAGGCGGGCGAGGGGAGGCCATACGGACGCCGCGCGCAGCCAATCTTGCCGCGCCTCCCCTCAAATACCACGGCCCCGGTGAACAGGGGCAGACCGCGCAAGGGGTTTGGCGATCACTTGCGATAACACGGAAGGAAATGAGCTATGGCCATTTCTCTCAACAACCTGGTCCGAAAGCGGGCCGACAAGCCTCCCATGATCGCGATCTATGGCAGGGGCAAAATGGGCAAGACGACGCTGGCGAGCGAATTCCCCGATCCGATCTTCCTGCAAACCGAAGACGGCTCCGGCGCGCTGGAAATCGTCAGCTTCTCCGAGGGGCCGATCACGCAATGGTCGGACGTGGATGCGGCGTTGCAGGAGCTTGCGACCGAGGATCACGAATTCCGCACGCTGGTGGTCGATAGCGTCACGCAGTTGGAGCCGCTGATCTGGGCTGAGGCGTGCAAGCGCAACAACTGGGACAGCATCGAAGCTCCGGGCTACGGCAAGGGGTATCTGGCGGCCGACGAAATCTGGCGCGAGTTCCTGAACGCCTGCACGTGGCTGCGCGATCACAAGCGCATGTGCATCGTGCTCATCGGTCATGAGGTGGTCGAGACGTTCAGCGATCCGGAGCGAGAGGACTACAACAGGTACAAGATGCGGCTGCACAAGCGGGCCGAGGCGCTGTTGCGCGAGCGGGTCGATATCGTCGGATTCCTCAACATGTCCGTCAGCCTGAACAAGGGCAAGAAAGGAGAAGATCGCGCCGTTGCGACCGGCTCCGGTCAGCGGCAGATCAACCTCGCACCGCGCCCGACATTCGAGGCCGGGAACCGCTACGGGATGCCAGACAAGATCCTCATCAATCCGGGGCAGGGGTTTGCCGCCCTCGCCCCACACATGCCGGGCTTTTCCGGTGAACCCAAAGCCGCTGTGGCGGCCTGATCGAAAGACAGAAAGGAAACGACAATGGCAAATCTCGGTGGAGCCTACGAGGCTGGCGACGAAACGATGGGCGAGCGCGACGCGCTTCCCGCTGGCGAATACGTCGCCGCACTCGTGAAGAGCGATCGCGTCGAGGCGAAGTCCGGTAACGGCAACGCCTACATCAACTGCGAATTCGAGGTGCAGGACGGCGAAAAGCAGGGCCGTCGGTTCTGGACGCTGCTGAACCTCTGGAACAACAACTCTACCGCCGTCGATATCGCACAGCGCGAGTTGAACAGCATGATGCACGCCTGCGGCAAGCTCCGCGTCGAGGATACCGAGGAACTGCACGGCATCCCGATGCTGGTCAAGCTCAAGGTCAAGACGGATGCACAGTACGGCGACAAGAACGAAGTTGCTTCCTACAAGCCCATGAACGCTGGCTCGGGCGGCAACTTCGGCGGGCAGCAGTCCCAAGCATCCGGTGGCGCTGACAACTCGTCGGCACCGTGGAAGCGCAGCGCATGACGTAGCCGGGCGCGCGGGCTTAGTCGCCAAACCTACCCCGCGCGCCCACTCACAAGCTGAAATTCAATCCAGCCATGAGGAGGTTATTCCATGGCACAGAAACACTATGCCTCGCTAGAAGGCACGAAGGTTTCGATCACCCACCTGACCGGCCCGTTTCGGCGCTGCGGATCGTGTGGCGGTATCGAGGCCACGCTGACACTCTCAGCACCCGGCACCCATGCAGCGCGGCTCGAATGCACCTTCTGCGGGGCGCACACAGCCTACCTGTCCCGCGATCACCTGGCCGCCATGAATGCGCAGAAGAAGGGGGCCGCGTGATGTTGCAACCCAGAACCGAAGCCCTCGCATACCGCATCTGGTGGCACGCTCAGGCCGCCGGATGGGATCTGACCCTGTACGATCTGGCAGAACTGACCGGCGAGAGCTGGCACCGCGTCCGGGCCGTCTGCCAGCGCAAGAACTGGCTGAGCAGGCTGCGGGTACAGACGCCACAGAGTGACCCACGCCACACGTTTTTCAGTGGCGAAGCCGTCCGCGACGAGCAATCGGCACTCCGGCAGATCGGGGGTGCGGCATGGTAGCACTCCCTGCACAGGCAGAGGCCGAATTCGTCGCGGCACCGCTGCACCCGCGCGTGATCGAGGAGTACGAGGCATCCGATTACCTCTACTTCGACATTGAGACGATCCCAGATCAGCGCCCCGGCACGCTCGACAAGCTGCGCGAGGAAGTGACCGCGCCGGCGCGCTACAGCAAGCCCGACAGTATTGATCTCTGGTTGGCCGAGAACCGCGAAAAGGCGGCGCTGGAGGCCCTGTCCAAGACGAGCTTCGATCCGGCTTACGGGCATGTCTGTACCATCGGATGGGCCACGAACGACGGCGATGTGCGCGTCGAACATGCGGAAACCGTGGGCGAAGAGGCCGAAATCCTGTCCGCCTTCTTCAGGGCTGTGCCGCGCCGTGACGTGACGCTGGTCGGGCACAATATCGTCGGGTTCGATCTGCGGTTCCTGTCGCGCCGGGCACTCCTGCTGGGCGTCGAACTGCCGTCCGATCGGACGTGGCCGCGCGACCCTAAGCCGTGGGGCGCGGGCATCTTCGACACCATGCACGGTTGGGCCGGGACCGGGCGCGGCGACATGATCAGCATGAACAAGCTCTGCGGCATTCTCGGCATCGTCGGCAAGGAGGACTTCGACGGTTCGATGGTCGCGGATGCATGGGCGGAGGGCCGGCACATGACCATCGCCCAGTATTGCGACGACGACGTGCGGCGGACGCGCGCCATTCATCAAAAATTCCTGACTGTGGGGTACTGAAGCATGCGAGAAACCGCAAAATCAATCATGTTGAAATGGGCCGTGGCGTTCGCTTTTACCGGTAGCCGTTACATCTGCAATCCGGCTCCAGTTGACAGTGACGAGGATTACGTCTGCCTTGCGACAGACGGACTTCGTAAGGCGCTGGAATTGGCCGGAGCCACCGTGGACGGCGATCCCGAAAAATACGAGGGAATGAGTTCCTTTGTCTCTATGCGCCTCGGGTCAGTGAACATGATCCTGACGGATGAGCCTGATTTTTATCGCCGCTTTGTCGATGCGACGGAAGAGGCCAAACGCCTGAACCTTCTGCACAAACCTGACCGGATCGCCCTGTTTCAACGCCACCTTTACGGCGTCGAAGCAGAAGAAATTCCGCTCTGAGGAGATATTGACCATGGACTATTTCACGCAAATACCAGGCGCTACTGCGCTGGTTCACTCCGGCGGCGTCTACCGCCAAACCGATCTCTACGCGCGCAAGGATGCGATCTACGCCAAGCATGGCGCGGGCTACATCCGGCTTGGCATCGGCGGGGCCACGAGTGCGCCGAAAATCCGCTGGGCCGAATTCGACCAGGGCGAAATGGCAAAGATCAGCGAACGCGACGGCTGCCAGCCGAAGCTGGAAAGCATGGGCGATGTGCGGGAGGCGGCGGAATGACTGACATCACAACTCGCAGCGCCCTTGAGGTGGTTCTGTCTCGGGTTACAATGGACGGCCATGCTGCTTCATCCTTGCGTTGCGCCCTTGCCAACGAGATCCGCAAGGGCGGGAATGAAGCGTACACGGTCAATGTGGATAGCGTTCGCGCATCCTTCCATATGGTTCTTGATGCGCTGGACGGTGCTGATGAGAGCTTCAGCAAGCGCGCTTTAGTCGGCCGGATTCGTGACGCGCAGAAGATCGCGCAGAGCTTTTTGGGGGACTGCGCATGATCCTCACCGCAGAAACCAAGCCATTTCGCGCCGCCATGCAGACCGTTGGCCGCGTGGTTCCCGCAAAGTCGCCATGGCCGATCCTGACCAATCTCAAGCTGGTCACGAATGACGACCGCGTGACACTGATCGGCTCCGATGGTGACATGACCGTCGAGGCCGATGTGCCTGCCAATGTCGAGACCGAGGGCGTTGCCTGCATCCCTTTCGCACCGCTCGCCAAGTTCATCGGTGCGGCCAAGGCCGATCTGGTCAAGATCAGCATGGACGGCAACGCGGCCAAGGTATCCGCCAGCCGGTCCCGCATCGCGCTCAGCGCGTGGCCGGTGGACGATTACCCAAACTATCGGCCGCCGGAGGGCGAGCCGGTCACGCTCGACCGTGACAGCTTCGTTGCCGCCCTGCGCTTTGCCGTCGCCGCTGCCGAGGATGACGAAGTGCGATACCACATCGCCGGGCCGAACATCTCGGAGAAGCCGGGGCAGGTGGATTTCTGGGGCACGGACGGCAAGTCGGCGCACCATGCCACGCTGCACGGCATCGATGCTATCGGCGGGGGCGGCACGCTGCCCATGTCGGCGGCGATGGTCATCCTTGCGGCGGCCGAGAAGGCCGAAAGCGTGGCCTTCATGATCTGCGCGCGCGGCTGGCACCTCGCAACTCCCGGACTGCGCCTCTGGGGCAAGGTCATCGACGGGCAGTATCCCGACATGGAGCGTGTCATTTCGCAATTCGAGGACTGGTCGGAAATCACCATCGCCGCGAATGACGATCTGTCGGCGGCGCTCAGCGTGGCGTCCTGCGGGGCGGAACAGGACAGCGGAAAGAGCCGCAACCTGATCCTGCGGGCACGGGAAGGCGAGCCCATCGTTCTGCGCGGTCAGAAGGCCATGGGCGGCGTGCTGGCGGCTGGCCGGGCCGAGATGGAGGCGGAAGGCCAGATGGAGTTCGCCGGGGCTATTTCGGCGAAATACCTGTCCGCAGCCGTGGCCGGTATCCCGGAAAAGGATCTGGCTATCGAGGGCTGCGTGCAGGAGGGCAGCGCGATCGGCAAGGCGATCCGCGTCAAGCCCGCGCAGTCGTCCAACACACTCGACATGTCGGCGCTCATCATGGCCCTGCGTGTCTCGGAAGCGGAGATGGCAGATGTTTGACCGCAAGGCATATCTCGACTTCATCGCAAGTAAGGGGGCGGCGGCGCAAACCGCCGGCTTCACCCCGAAGAACCTGCCGGATCGGCTGTTCACGCACCAGGAGCGCGCCACGCGGTTCGCGCTCGAGAAAGGCCGGGCGGCGCTGTTCCTCGATACCGGGCTGGGCAAGAGCGGCTGCGAGGCCGTCTTTGCCGATGAATGCGCGCGGGAGACCGGCAAGCCGTCGCTGATCCTGACACCGCTTGCTGTGGCCCGGCAGATGCAGCGTGAGTGCGAGGCGTTCGGCGTGGACGCGGCCGTGATCCGCGAGGACGGCGACAGCGACTGTTACGTGCAGATCGCCAACTACGAGCGCCTGCAAAAGCTTGACCCATCGCGCTATGGGGCGGTGGTTCTGGATGAATCGAGCATTCTGAAATCGTTTCAGGGCAGCACCAAGCGCAAGCTGGTCGAGGCGTTCCGCGACACGCCATACCGCCTAGCCGCGACTGCGACCCCGGCGCCCAACGATCACATGGAGCTAGGCACGCACGCCGAATTTCTCGGGATCATGGGCAGCATGGAAATGCTCTGCCGCTGGTTCATCAACGACACCACCACCGCCTCGCAGGACTGGCGGCTGAAAGGCCATGCCAAGGATGATTTCTGGGCGTGGGTCGCGTCGTGGGGCCGGGCTGCATCCCTGCCGTCCGATCTGGGCGGCGAGGATGATGGTTTCGTCCTGCCGGCGCTGCACCACCAGACGCATATCGTGGGCGTCGATCTGACGGACGGTGCCGAAGATGCCTTGTTCCGCATCCCGTCCATGGCCGCGACGGATATCCACCGGGAAAAGCAACGCACCATGCTTGAACGCGTCGTTCGCGCCGCTGATATCGCCAATGGGCACAATGGCTATGTCATCGTCTGGTGCGAACGTGACGATGAGAGTGCGGCGCTCACCGATGCCATTCCCGGCGCGGTGGAGGTCAAGGGCAGTATGCCACTCGAAGCCAAGGAGGCGGCGCTTGAAAGCTTCGCGCTCGGCAACGCTCCGGTGATGGTGACCAAGCCCAGGCTGGCTGGGTTCGGGCTGAACTTGCAGCATTGCCATTGCCAGGTATTCGCCAGCATCTCGCACAGCTACGAGCAGTACTATCAGGCCATTCGGCGCAGTTGGCGGTTCGGGCAAAAGCACGAGGTCACCGCGCATATCGTCATGGCCGAAACCGAACTGCCGATCTGGCGGAACGTGCAGCGCAAGGCCGCCGATCACGATGCCATGAAGGCCGCCATGACGAAGGCGATGCGAGGCGCGCAGCGCGAGAGCAAGCGCCGGGCCTATACCCGCGCGCCTGCCGTCGATCTTCCTGACTTTCTGAAAGGCTCAGCAGCATGAAACCTGAATTCCAAGGCCGAGATTGGGGCCTCTACAACGCCGACTGCATCGAGGTCATAAACGGGATGCCGGAAGGCATGATCGACCTTTCGATCTTCTCGCCACCGTTCGCAGATCTGTTCGTCTATTCCGACAGCGAGCGGGACATGGGCAACTGCGGCGGATACGACGAGTTTTTCGACCATTACCGCTATTTTGCAGATGGGCTGTTCCGCGTCATGAAACCTGGGCGGATCACCTGCGTGCACTGCACCGATCTTCCGGCGCGCAAAGGCAAGGACGGGTTCATCGGCCTGCATGACTTCTCGGGCGATCTGATCAAGGCGCACCGCGAAGCCGGGTTCGTCTACCACGCCCGCGCGACGATCTGGAAAGACCCCGTAGTCGAGATGCAGCGGACCAAGGCGCTTGGGCTGCTCTACAAGCAGCTCCGCAAGGACAGCAGCATGTCCCGCGTCGGGATGCCCGACTACATGCTGTTTTTCCGCAAGGACGAACCGAACCCGGACCCGGTGCGGCACTTCTCAGAGGGCGAACGTCAGGACGCAATCGAGTGGGCGATGGGATACCATAAAATGTCCCGCGAGGAAGCGGAGGCGGTCGCAGAAAGCATGACGATCCCCGTCACCCAGTGGCAGGAACTGGCATCGCCCGTCTGGATGACGGTGCAGCAGGGCAATGTGCTCAACGGGCGCATGGCGAAAGGTAGCGAGGATGAGCGCCACATTTGCCCGCTTCAACTTGACGTGATCGAGCGGTGCCTGCGCCTCTACTCCAACCCCGGCGATCTGGTGCTCGACCCGTTCAACGGCATCGGCAGCACCGGATTCCAGTCGCTCAAGATGCACCGCAAGTATCTCGGGATCGAGTTGAAGCCGGAATACGCAGCGCAGGCCGCGAGGTTCCTGTCTGAGGCCGAAGAGGGCGCGGTGTCCATGATTTCGGAGGGCGCGGCATGACTGGGCGCGAAGCATACGAGGAAGATGTCCGGCGCCGACCGCTTTACGAAAACGGAGCACCGAGACCCGATTGGGATGATCTGGACGAGCACGCGCAATGGAGCTGGAACAAGAGCCCAACGCCACGGGAATGGGCAAAGAAAGGGCGCGCGGCATGATCGACCTTCTCGCAATCTTCCGCGCCGGTGCGGTCAGACGCTGGCACACAAATCCGGACCTCGCCCACACCTGCGACCGGATCGACGGGCACTCTGCGCGCGTGGCGCGGATCATCCTCGCACTGCACCCTGAGCCGTCCACAGATCTCCTGCGCGCCGCCCTGATCCATGATGATGGGGAGAGCGTGGTGGGGGATATTCCGGCGCCCGCCAAAATGGCGATGGATACCCGCTACGGGCAGCTTGGTGAACATCTGCGCGATGTTGAGGACGAGGCAATTGAGGCTCTTTGGGGTAGGTCATGGTTCACTGCTGAATTCGTCATTCGCGGCATGAATGAAGTCGCATGGCTCAAGTTCGCTGATCGTCTCGACGCCTTCATGTGGGCCGCGCACCACGCGCCGCATGTGATGGACGGCGATGGATGGCCGGAGGCGCGGCAATGGCTGATCAGCCAATCCCATGCGCTCGGCTGCGCGGCACAGGTGGAAAGGATCATGACGGGAGGAATGCGCCATGCAGCTTAGGGATTATCAGGCTCAGGCAATCGAGGCCACGTTCGACTGGTTTGAGAGCGGGCGAAAAAACCCGCTCATCGTGGCCCCGACCGGAGCGGGCAAGAGCGTCATTCTGTCCGAACTGATCCGCCGGGCTTGCGAGGACTGGCCCGGAACCCGGGTCATCTGTGCAACCCATGTCAAGGAACTGATCGCCCAGAATTTCCAGGCGCTCACTCGCCTCTGGCCGAATGCCCCTGCTGGCATTTATTCGGCTGGCCTCGCCCGGCGGCAGACCGGGCGGGCCGTGACTTTCGTTGGTATCCAGTCAGTCGCGAAACGGGCGGCCGAATTCGGATACATCGACCTGCTGATCGTTGATGAGGCCCATTTGATACCCCGCAAGGGCACCACGCAATATCAGCGCTTCATTGCCGGGCTTCAAGAGGTCAACCCGAATTTGCAGGTCATCGGACTGACCGCGACACCGTTCCGGCTCGACAGCGGACGGCTCGACGCGGGCGATGGCGCGATCTTCGATGGCATCGCCTATGACATCCCGATCCCCATGCTAGTGGAGCGCGGCTACCTCGCGCCTCTGGTCAGCAAATCGCCTTCGTTCGTGTTCGACACCAAGGGCCTGCACACGCGCAACGGCGACTGGATCGAAGGCGAGATGGATGCGCGGTTCAATACCGAGGCCGTGACCCGCCATGCCGTGAGTGAGATCATGGTGTTGGGCCGCGACAGGCGGTCATGGCTGCTGTTCTGCATCTCCGTCGATCACGCAATCAACGTGCGCGACGAGTTGCGGTCGCACGGCATCACCGCCGAGACGGTCACCGGCAAGACGCCGCCGGGAGAGCGGGCGCGCATTCTGGCCGACTTCAAGGCCGGTAGGCTCAGGGCGATCACCAACGTCAATGTGCTCACCACGGGCTTCGACGCGCCGATGACGGACCTGTTGGCCTTCCTGCGCCCGACGCAATCGCTGGGGCTATACATGCAGATGGCAGGGCGGGCGATGCGGACGGCTGATGGCAAGGTGAATGGCCTCGTGCTAGATTATGCTGGCGTCGTGCTACGGCATGGGCCGGTCGATGCGGTCAACGTGCAGGACGCTCCGGGGCGGGCCAAAGACCCGGACGCAGAGAAAGGCGAGGTGCCTGCGAAGACCTGCCCCGAGTGCCAGTCGATCCTGTTCATCGCGACCATGCAGTGCCCGGATTGCGGCTACGAATTCCCCGAGCCGGAGCCGAAGATCGACAGCAAGGCCAGCACGGCGGCGATCATGAACATGACAGCCGAGGACGATTGGCGCGAGGTTATGGATTTCGCGCTGTTCCGGCACAGCCCGCGCGACGGGCGGCCGGTCTCCATGCGGGCCGAATACCTCATCGACGGGAAGGCCGTGCGCGAATGGGTCTGCTTCGAGCATAGCGGCTTCCCGCGCCAGAAGGCGGTCGCGTGGTGGCACACGATGGCCGGGACCACGCCGCCGGAGACCGTGGCAGAGGCGCTGGCCCGGCAGGATGAAATCCGAGTGCCAGCCGAGGCCGTGGTGCGACGGGAAGGCAAGTACGATGTGATCGCCCGCGTGAGAGGCATGGGCAGGAGGGATGCGGCATGACCTACCTCCCCGGATACCCGTGCCCCGTCTGCCGGAGAGCAGGCGGCAAGATCACGATCTCGATGGGCGGCGAACGCATGGAAAGCCCGTGCAGCATCGAATGCGCCGCCCTCTACATCAAAGCCAAGGGACAGCCGAAAATGGAGCAATTCGAGCGCGAGGCCGCTGCGGAAGGTGGTAATGCGGGCGGTCAGTATCTCGACCGGATCGGCAAGACGGACCTCGCCAGCCTCACCCGCGAGGAATGGGAAGAGTTCTGTGCGCTGATCTTCATCGGTGCCTGCGACGCACTGCGCAAGCGGGCTGACGACGATATTCCATTTTAGGAGGTGAAGGTGAATGACATGGTGCTACCTCCCCGACACGGCCTCTCCCTCTGCGCAGGCGGCGGCGGACTTGACATGGGTCTTGGACTTGCCGAGCCGGGCTTTGCCACCTCCTGCTACGTCGAGATCGAGGAATACCCCCGCAGCACCCTCATCGCAGGGCAGCGCGCCGGATACCTCCATACCGCGCCAATCTGGGACGACCTCAAGCGGTTCAACGCCGTGCCATGGCGCGGACAGATCGACACCTTGCTCGCAGGATACCCATGCCAGCCGTTTTCCCAAGCGGGACAGCGAAAGGGCGAGAATGACCCGCGCCACCTATGGCCCGACATCGAACGGATCATCGGAGAGCTTGGCCCCGGCCTGCGCTGGTGCCTATTCGAGAATGTTGCGGGGCACCTCACCCTTGGCCTTGAAACCGTGGTGCGCGCCCTACAAGGAATGGGTTTCACGCCTGCGGTTGGCGTATTCTCAGCGGAAGAAGTTGGCGCGCCGCATGAAAGACAACGGGTCTTCATTGTGGCCCACCGCGCAATCGAGGGATGTGCGCAGCGGCGACATTCCGGGAGGGAAGAGGCAGCAACGGAAGGCGGCTCAGGGCTGGTCGCAAAATCTGAACGATGTGGCGGAGGCCAAGAACTGGCCCACACCGATGGCCGGAACCCCGGCGCAGAACGGCAACAACGCGGCGGGCAACAACGACTTCACCCGGAAGGCGGAGGAACTGGCTTCTGCGATGTGGATGACGCCAGTGGCGAACGACGACAACAAGTCGCCAGAGGCTCACATGGCGATGAAGGCCAGAATGAAGGGCGGTCCGAGAAAGACCGTAACCAGCCTGCAAGTGCAAGCCAAGATGTGGACCACCCCACAAGCGCACGATGTGACGGCGCGGGGCAGCGGTCAGAAGCCGACATCGAAGGCCGGGAACGCCTGCCTGGCGAGGGATGCGATGAATTGGCCGACACCGGCGAGCCGGGACCACAAGGGCGAGAACGGCGCGGCGCACCTGACCAACGGGACCGGCCGGCTGCATCTGGATCAGCCTCCGAATTTCGTCGCCCATTGCTTCACCCCCCCGGCCCAGCGGATATGGACCACTGGCGTGCCGCCCTCGATCTGGCGCCCGATCTCGCGCCGGCTGTTGCGCTCGGCGACATCGCAAGTGTCGCAGGTGTCGCTGCGCAGATGGTTGCGGCAGGGCACATGGCGGAAGCGGAGGCTGAATCCATTGTTCGTGGAATGGCTGATGGGATGGCCGCCAGGACACGCGCTCTGCGCCTGCTCGGCAACGGGGTTCATCCATTGGCAGCAGCATATGCGTGGCGCTCTCTCAGCTATGCCCACGGCCTCGGGCGCGTGGATCTGGGAGCCACAGAAGGACGGGCCGAAGCTGGAAACATATGCGGATGTGAGCCTTTTTGAATGCTGACCACATCCCCCTACCACCACACAGCCGCGAACATGCGCGAGAACGGGTATCACGTCCTGCCCGTCATGCCGGGGGCCAAGGTGCCCGGCAAATACCAGAATGGCGAATGGCGGCCGATGCCGGGTTGGGCGAAATTCTGCGATGCCATGCCGGCAGAGTTCATCCACGACCAATGGGAGACATGGCCCGAGGCGGGCATATGCGTGGCCCATGGCAACGTGATCGGTCTCGATCTCGATACCGACCGCAAGGACGTGGCCGAGGCGCTGCACAAGGCCGTGGAGCCGCCCAGCGTGCGCAGGAGGGGCGCGAAGGGCTGGATGGGCTACTATCGCCCCGGCGACGGGCTGGACGGGCTCACCGCGCGCGTGAGGTGGTACGAGAAGGGCAGCGACAGCAAGTCGCCGCTGGTGGAGCTTCTTTTGCACGGCACGCAGTCGGTATTGCCGCCGACGATCCATCCTGACACCGGCCTGCCATACACATGGCTGACCGACGAGGGGCTGGCCGATGTGTCGCTTGAAGAGCTGGCCGAGTTCACCGGATCTGACCTTGAGGCGCTGGATCGGGAGTTCGGCAAGATCGGGCTGACGCGGGAAGCGCCACGCCGCGTCTCATGCCAGGATTACGACAGGCCGGCGGCTACGGATCACGATCTTGAAAAACCATTCGGTCGCAGCCTCAATGATAGGTCGCTGGAAAGCCTCGATGCGTGGTGGCCGGCGCTCGATCTGCCAAAGTCCAGACAGCGTGGATATGGCGCATGGGAGGCGGTCCCGTTCTGGCGCGTGTCAAATTCCGGGCGGTCGCTATCGGAGCGCAACCCGAACCTCAAGGCATCGCCACGCGGGATCGTGGATTTCGGCGCAGACAGATCCTACACGCCGGTTGATGTCGTCATGGCCGCGCGCGACTGTTCTTTCGGTGCGGCCGCCGAATGGCTCAAGGGCTTCGTGCGGGAAGAGGCCGGCGCATTTGTGGCTGACATGATGGAAGGAAATCACCCGGAAAGCCATGAAGGCAAGGGCGATACCGGCGTTAGCGATCGGGATGGAAATCAGCCCGATCCGCCGACATTCGATCCTTCACGGTGGGCCGCCACCCCGGTATTCGCCGGCAAGCGGCGGTTCAGCGCGATCAAGCCCATAGCGGAACCCTCACCGGCGGAGTGGGAAGCGATCATGCCGAAGGAGGCGCCGCCGTTCCCGGTGCAGGATTTCAGCGTCTGCGAGGGGCTGTTGGGGGACGTTGCAAGCCATATCGACGCGGCAAGCGCCACGGCGACGGAGGCGGGCGCTCTGGCGGTGGCGATACCGCTGCTTGGAGCCGTGTTCGGGCAGGCTTATGCCACCCCGTCCAACCTGCGCAGCAACGTCTACACGGTGGCCCTCGGCGGCTCAGGGACCGGCAAGACGAGCCTCGTGAACCCGGCGAAAGAGATGATGGTCACGGCGGGGCATGGCGATCTGATCGGCGCTGACAGGTTCATGTCAGGGTCCGGCGTGCTCCAGATGCTGAGGCAGGGCGCGCGTCGGATATGCTTTCTGGACGAGTTCGGCCACATGCTGCAACAGATCGGCGCGGCGGGGTCAGGTATCCATGCCAAGCAGATCCTGACCGAACTCACGGCGCTCTATTCGGCGGCCAATACGATCTTCTCCGGAAGCGCCTATGCCGATGGCAGATCGAGCGAGATTCACTATCCGAACCTATGCCTGTTCGGCATGGCGACACCGGAACAATTCTGGCGGGCGTTCGGATCGTCGAGCCTTGAGGACGGGTCCATCGCGCGATACCTCGTGTTTCCGCTTGGAGAGACCGCCCCGAAAGAGATGGACACCAGCGCGGGGGATCGTGTCGCAATGGCGCTCAGGGAGGCTCAGGCGGCCATTTCAGCGCGCGTGACGGGCAACCTTGGTAATATCCGCCCCAAGACAGTCCCGCTCGATGACGCGGGGGAAAAGGCGCGGCTTGACCTCAAGGACAAGGAGGCATCGTTCGCGCTGTATGCCGAGAAGAATGGCATCAGGGGTGGCCCGGCGATCCTGCGGCGTGTCACGGAAAACGCGCTCAAGATCGCCCTGATATCAGCCGTTGGCCGCAATCTTGACAACCCGGAGATTGACGGCCGCGACATGGAGATCGGCCACGCTCTGGCGTGGTGGAGCGCCAACGTGATGATCAGCAACATCGCCAGCCATATCGCAGACAACCAGCTTGAGCGCGACGTGAATGAAGTCGAACGCAAGATCAGGGATGCAGGGCCAAACGGCATCATGCGCGGGAAGCTGAAAGACAGGTGCCGGGGGATCGGAAAGCGGGCGTTCGAGGAAATTCTTGAGGGCTTGAGCGACGCCGGCCTTATCGACAAGGTGAAGGTAGAGACCAGGACGCGCGTTGCGTGGAAGATCGTTTACAAAGGAGACACCGAAGATGAATGAGACATGCGAAGGGTGCCGGTTCTGGCGAGCGCACGAGGTGCCGGAAACGAATAGGGGGTACTGCCACAGGCACGCTCCGAGGTGGGGGCAGGGCGGGATGCGAGCGCAAGACGATTGGTTCCCGGAGGTGCCGAAGTTCGCTTGGTGCGGCGATTTTGAGGCCAGCAAATAATCGGAATAAATGTTGCGCTTTTCGTAATTTGTGAGATAATCTTAATTATCTTATTGATCGAGGTGCAGTTATGATATCGAAAGACTTCCCAATCCCCGAAACATTCCGCAGGGCCGGAGGCGGAAACAAGGGTCGCAGGCCAAAATATCCGTTTGCTAGCATGGAGATTGGCGACAGCTTCCTTGCTGAGGGTGACACGCGTGACACAAAATGGCGCGCTGCGGATGCTGCGTACAAAATAGGTCGGAAGTTAGGTTGGCAATTCACGGCCCGAAAAGAGGGTTATGACGTCAGAATTTGGCGCGTTGAATAATCGGAGGTCGGTTTCCGATTATTAGACGATTATTCCAGGATCGACACGGAAACCCGCGCTCAGGCGCGGGTTTTGCCGTTTATGGCTCCGATTATCAGATTATTTTCCGATTATTATGTTACTGAAAAATAACAGAAAAAGTGCACTGTATGTAATAATCTGACAATCGTACCAAGCATCAAAAGTACATAGATCATGGGTATATGGTAGGTTGCTCAGATTATCAGATTATTTCGGCAAGGAGTGTCAGGGGGCATCTTCCCACTTGCGCTACCGCCACCGGGTTCGGTAGTCTGTGGGTGCCAAACCCCGAGCGCGGTTCCACGAGGGACCGAGGCTTGACTTACCAGATCGGACAGTTCGTCCATTCAGAGCGGCGAGAGCCGCGCGTAACGGCCCTGACAGGCGAGCGCCTGTTCGAGCCGCTTTGGCACATTCTTCGAGTTGCATCAGGCCAGGAGGCTGCGAAGCGGGACCGGCTCAACCTTGCCGGCGTCCATGTCTGCTATCCGACGAGGGACGTATCTTGGCGGGATGCACAGGGCAGGACGCAGAGCCGTTCGGTTGCCGATGTGCCTGGATGGATCTTTGCCAAGTTCAGTCATGCGCCTCGGTGGCACGAGATGCGGGCGCGACGGATCATCCTCGGCGTCGTATGTCGTGATACGGACTTCGGGCCGGTGCCGTACCGGGCAACGGAAAACGATGTTCGCCGCTGGGTGGGTATTCCGACAGTCGAGGAAGAACTCGAAGCAGAGCGGCTAGAGGCTTTGCGGGTCAGGCCGGGTGACGATGCCCGCGTGCTGATCGGCGGAAATCTTGATCTGGCGGTCAAGGTGACCGATGTCCGGGCCGGGCGGGTGTTCTGGGAGATCGGAGCCCTCAAGGGCGAGGCGTCCGAGGATCGTTGTCAGCGTATCGATGTTGGAACCTAGATGTTGACGAAAACGCTACATCATGTCATTTTGCGCAAAGGACCGGCCAGCCCGAACCGAGTTGAAGGCACGCCGCGAGAGTACCGACCCCACGAAAGTGCAGGCAGGGTCGGTGCTGCTGCAATTCAAGAACACCACAGGATATCACCATGAGCGACCGCGACGAGGCGGGGCGCTTCGCACCGGGCAACCGCTTTTGGGAGGCCCGCAGCAGTGCGGGGCCGAAGCCCAAATTCAGCAATCCCGACGATCTGTGGAATTCCTGCGTCGAGTATTTCGAGTGGACGGCAGACAACCCGCTGCACGAGGCCAAGGCGTTCTCCTACGAGGGCGTCGTGACCATGGCGGAATTGCCAAAGATGCGCGCCATGACCATCGGCGGGCTGTGCATTTTCCTCGATATCGACCGCACAACGTGGAACGAATGGCGGACTTCGCGTCCCGATTTGTCCCACGTCATCACGCGAGCCGAGGCAATTATCTATCAGCAGAAGTTCACAGGGGCGGCGGCCGACCTGCTGAATTCGAACATCATCGCGCGCGACCTGGGGCTTGCGGATAAGCGCGAACACTCCGGTCCAGATGGCGGGCCGATCAAGACGCAGGAGGTGCCAGCGCGTGACCGCATCGCAAGCAAGCTTGCTCGCCTCTCAACCTCCGGAGATACGCCAGGAGATACTGGCGAGCCTGAGTGACGCCGATCTGGAGCAACTCGAATGGGACTGGCGGTTCTGGGCGCGTCCGGAACAAATCGCACCGGATGGTGACTGGCTCACATGGGTCATCAACGCAGGCCGGGGTTTCGGCAAGACGCGGGCAGGTGCTGAGTGGGTTAGGGAGCAAGTCGATGCGGGGCGGCAGAGGATTGCCCTGATCGGGGAGACCTACAAGGATCTTGTGGAGGTCATGTGCTACGGCGACAGCGGGCTTGCATCGGTATTCCCGCCGCACCAGCGACCCAAGATCGTCGCAAATCCGAACGTTCAGATCACGTTCCACACGGGCGCGGTTGCGCTTGGCTATAACGCGACACAGCCCGCACAGCTTCGCGGCCCGCAATTCGACGCTGCATGGTGCGACGAATTGGCGAAGTGGCGCTATGCACGCGAGACGTGGGATATGTTGCAATTCGGCCTGCGCCTTGGCGAGAGACCGCAGGCGCTTGTTACCACAACGCCGAGGCCGGTCCCGGTGCTGAAGGAAATCATGGCCGACCGGACAACCATCGTCACCAGCGGTTCGACCTTCGACAATGCCGGCAATCTCGCCGGATCGTTTCTGCAAAAGATCAAGGATCGATACGAAGGCACACGGCTGGGCCGGCAGGAACTCAACGCGGAGATGCTGGACGATCTGCCCGGCGCGCTATGGACGCGTGCCATGTTCGACGAGCACCGCATCAAGGCGGCGCCCGACATGAGGCGGATCGTGGTCGCGGTAGACCCCAGCGGGACAGGCGGCACGGATGACGACGGCGACAGCATCGGTATCGTGATCGCAGGGCAGGGCGTCGATGGGCGTGGCTACGTGCTGGGCGACTGGACATGCAAGCTTTCGCCTGATGGTTGGGGGCGGCGCGCTGTAGAGGCGTATCACAAATTCGAGGCTGACCGGATCATCGCGGAGCGCAACTTCGGCGGGGCGATGGTCGAGCATGTCATCCGGACTGTGGACAAGAGCGTCAGCTACAAGGAAGTCGTGGCCAGCAGGGGTAAGGTTGCACGGGCCGAGCCGGTTGCGGCGCTCTATGAGCAGGGGCGAGTGAGCCATGTCGGAGCGCATCCTGAACTTGAGGATCAATGCTGCCTGATAGGCCATGATGGCTACATCGGCGAGGGATCGCCTGACCGCGCTGACGCTCTGGTGTGGGCGCTGACCGAATTGATGCTGGGCGACGAGCAAACCGTCGCCATGATGTTGACCAAGAGGCACCGCAGATGAATGTGATTTCGATGCTGGTCAACGCGGCGCGCCGGGTAGAAACGATGTTCCCCGGATACTTCGAGGCCGCCAAGCACAACCACTACAAGGACTTCTCGTGGCCGGAGAATGTCACCTTTTCGCAGTTGCACGCGATCTACCACCGCAACGGGCTGGCAAAGGCCGGGGTCGAAAAGACGATCCTCAAGACGTGGCAGGACGATCCGGAGATCTGGGAAAGCGACGAGCCGCGCGAAAGCAGCCTCGAGGCCGATATCCGCCAGCGGTTCGATGATCTGACCCTGTGGCAGGCGCTGGCCGAGGCCGACCGGCGGGCCATGGTGGGCGGCTATGCCGGGGTGATCTTTCGGTTCGCGGACAGCAAGCCATTCGATCAGCCGGTTGACCGCGTGAGCGGCGGTCTCGACGGTCTGGTCGAGGTGATCCCGGCATGGGGCGGGACTGGCGCGCAGCTTGAGATTGCCGAGTGGGAGACCAACGAGGCCAGCGAGGATTACGGCAAGCCGAAGCTGTTCAAATTCAACGAGGCGGCGGTCGGCAACAACCTCAACCAGGTGCGGCAATTCATGGTCCATCCCGACCGGGTTCTGATCTGGTCGCGCGATGGCAGTGTGCATTGCAGGTCCGACCTTGAGGCCGGGTACAACGATTTGCTCGACGCAGAGAAGGTCAAGGGCGCTGGCGGCGAGGGCTTCTACAAGGCGGCGCGGGGCAACCCGGTACTTGAAGCCGACAAGGACCTCGACATGCGCAAGATGGCCGAGGCCATGGGCGTGCCGGTATCCGAGGTCGCGGACGCGATGAACGATCAGGTCGAGGACTTCCAGAAGGGCTTCGACCGCCTGCTGATGGTGCAGGGGATGCAGGCCAAGACGCTGCAAATCACCCTGCCGACCGGGGATACCTATTTCAACGCGGCGGTGAACAGCTTCGCCGCGTCCCTGCTGATCCCGGTCAAAATCCTGCTGGGGTCGCAGACCGGCGAGCGGGCCAGCACCGAGGACGCCAACGAGTGGTCCATGGTCAACAACGCCCGCCGGGTGAAGCTGGCCAGGCCGCGCATCCGGGCGATGCTGAACCGCTTTGAGCGCGTCGGGATCATCCCTGAGCGCGACTGGATGATCAACTGGGCCGACCTGACCGAGGCCAGCAAGGACGCCAAGATCGAGCGCGCCGCCAAGATGGCCGAGATCAACGCCAAGCAGGCTATGGAGCCGGTCTGGGAGGCTGACGAGATCCGCCTCGCCGCTGGCGACGAGGGCACGGCCCCGACCTATGAGGGAGACGACGAATGAAGCAGGTCCGCGTCAACGTCCGCACGGCGGTCAACGCATCGACCATCCGCCGCGAGCGCCGCGACGGGCGCGACGTGATCGTCGTCCCCAGCGCGACCCTTCCCGACGGCGTGGTGATGAATGGCATCCGCTACCCGGCCGAGGAAATCGACAAGAGCTATTCCAGCCTCGACGGCACCCCGGCGCCACTGGGGCACCCGACCATCAACGGCAGCTTCGTGAGCTCGTCCGACCCGCGCGGCATGGTGCGGGGCTTCGTCGGCGCGTGGAACGAGAACGTCCGCCGCGATGGCGGCCGCGTCCTGCTCGACAAGGTGATCGACGTGGAATTCGCAAAGCAGCTTGAGGGCGGCAAGAACGTCCTGAACGCGATCGACAGGGGCGAGCCGATCCACACGTCCACCGGCCTGCTGTGCGAGCTTGAGGCCTGCAACGGCGATCAGCCGGACGGGGCAAAGCACGTCGCCCGAAACATGCTCTTCGACCACGACGCGATCCTCCTTGGCGAGGAAGGCGCGGCCACCCCCGATCAGGGCGTGGGGATGCTGGTCAACAAGGCCATTGGCAACGATGGCGAGGAAATCGAGGTCATCAACTCGGCATTTGAAGATGCCGAGCGTGAACTCGACTGGGCGGCAGATTCCGCCCTCCGAGCGGCTGAGAGGCTGGCACGAGTGCCGCTGCTCGACCGCATCAAGTCCGCGATCATGGAGGCGATTGGCTCCGAGCGGGAACCCTCTGCAAATCGAAAGGAAGCAGATATGGCTGACGACAAGCAGCTTGAAGAGCTTTCCGCGAAGGTGAACGCCCTCTCGGAAAGCGTGAACGGCATTGGCGATCTGATTGCCAATGCGGTCAAGGACGCGGTGAAGCCGCTGACCGACGCGCAGGCCGAAATGCAGGCCAACGCCAAGGCTCGGGAAGACGCCGAAAAGGCCGAACTGGTCAACAAGGTGGTCAAGGCGAACATCCTGACCGAGGACGTTGCCAAGGGCCTGACCAATGCCGCACTGAAGGCTCTGGCCGACAAGGCGGCGCCCGGCAAGGCGGCCCCGCTGAACGCTGGCGGCTTCGGCGGCGGAAATGACGACGAGTTCGCCGGCTACAGCCTGAACGCGGCGATCGACGCTGACAAGGAGGGCAAGTGATGTCCGGCAACACCATCTATCGCGGCCCGATCGACAAGCAGCCGCGCACCATCCAGAAGGAGGTCGCGGGCGCCTACGCCGTCGGCACCTTCGTGGAGGAAACCGCCACCACTCTGGCGCAGATCACCACCGCGCTGGCAAAGCGCCCGCTGCTGCTGGGCAACGCCGACTATGCCGGGCAGACCATTGCCACGGCCTACACCTCCGGCGATACCGGCGTGGCCTATGAGATCGAGCCGGGGCAGGCCTATCAGGCCGCAATGGCCGCTGCGACCTATGCCAAGGGCGATCCGCTGACCATCGCAGCATCGGGCCGACTTGCCGCCGCGACTGCCGCGACCGTCGTGGTTGCGTTCTTCGATGGTACTCCGGGGGCCGTCACTGCTGGCGACCTGGCGGACGTGATCATCGCCAACTTCTACACTGTCCCGGTCTAAGGAGGGCCTGACATGCTTCGATTCACTCCCGAACAGGAGCGGTTGATTGTCGCCAATCGCCGCTCCTTCAATGAGCGCCAGACCGCTCTGAACGCCGCCATGGCCGGCAACGTCATGCTGGGCAACGCCTATGCCCTGCCCAAGGATGTCTGGGGCCAGTGGGACCGCGAAGGCGTCGAGGTCCAGCGTTCGACGCTGGGCGTCTTCAATGACCTGGCGGCCAGCGTCTCGACCCCGATGGCGATCGGCAAGCTGATCCACTACTTCCAGACCATCAGCGACAGCGGCTCTGCCAACATCTCGCTGGATGGCCGATCGAAGGCCCGGACCGACAAGCCGACCTTCGATTACCACGGCACCCCGCTGCCGATCATCGACAGCACGTTCAGCTTCGGCTGGCGCGAGGTCGAGGCGGCGCGGTCGGAAGGCTTCCAGCTTGACGCCTCGGCCCGCACCAATGCCATGCGCAAGGTTGCCGAGACGCTGGAAACCGGCGTGCTGGATGGTTACTCGACCATCACCGTGAATGGTCAGACCTCTTATGGCCTGCGGACGCATCCCAAGCGCAACACCCGCTCGACCACGAACACCCTGAACGGGGCGACGGGCGCGCAATGGCTGGCGGATATCACCGCGACCCTGAAGTTGCTGCATGGCGACAACTTCAAGGTGCCGGCGACGATCTACGTCAACTGGGATGACTGGTTCTATGCAACCAGCACCGAGTACACCTCCGGCTATCCCAAGACCATCGCGCAGCGCGTGCTGGAACTGGGCGGCGTCCGCGAGATCATCCCGGTTGACAGCCTGAGCGCCGACGAGCTTCTGGCTGTGGTCAAGGATCGCCGCGTCGTCTCGCTGCTGAACGGGATGCCGATGCACACCCGGGCGCAGATGCGGGCGAACCCGGAGGACGACTACAACTTCGTCACCATGGCGGCCGCTGCCGTCGAGGTGAAGTTCGATGCCGAGAACAACTGCGGCATCGCTCACTCGACCTGACCAAGCTGAGGGGCCGGGAGACCGGCCCCTCCGGCACACCGCACCGGGAGTAAATCCATGACCCATCCATTCGCCGCCAGTAACGCACCATACGGGCCGACCGCGCCGTCTCTGGATATGGTGCCGCTTTCGGCCCCGGCGTCCGATACTGCCCTGACCATGACCTGTCGCAGCTTCCTCGTCCTGACGGACGGCACGGTATCTGTGACCACGCAGGCGGGGGAGGACCGGACGTTCACCGCATCGGCAGGAATGATGATCACCTGCTGCATCACGCATGTGCTTGCGGCGACGACCTCTGACCTGCTGCTCTTCCAGTGAAAGGAAATCCGATGAAAGTGAAGATCACCGAGAAAGGCGTCTATGACCAGGACGGCAACCGCGTCCCTGTCGGCGCGACCGTGGACGTGAAGGGCGACACGCTGCCCGGCTATCTGGCGAACAAGGGCGCCGTGGTCGAGGGTGGCCGGAAGACCGCCGTGACCAACCCGGCGAAGACGACCGAGGCCTGAGCCCGTGGCGCTGACCATCGAGGACGGCACGGACGTGGACGGGGCCGACAGCTTCGCCACACTGGCCGAGTTCGCCACCATCTGCACCGACTATTTCGGCGCGGAACTGGACAAGACGAACACGATGAAAGAGGCCGGTTTGCGCCGCGCTTTCATCGCCATGTCCGGCCTCGAATGGTCCGCCGGGCTGTGGGCGACGTTCGGCGGCACGATCCCGGACGCGGTGAAGACTGCGCAGGGCGTGCTGGCGCGCGTCGAGGTGCTGAAACCACTGTCCCTGTCGCCGGATGTGACCCTAAGCGGGCGCAAGGTGCTGACCGAGGCCAAGGGCATCAAGTGGGCCGTGGTCGGGGATGCGAACACCGTCGAGGAAAGCCGCCCTGTCGTCACCATGGCGATGGACCTGCTGCGACCCTATCTGGCCTATGACCCGTCGAAAGACCGATCGGTCGGCTTCGGAATGCTGAGCGTCGGGCCGTGAGCGAGGGCGCTGACATCGCCGCCGAAATCCACGACGCGCTGATCGAGGCGGCGGAGGCAACCGGCGATGGCGAATACACCGCCACGCTGACGCGGGCAGGCGAGGAAAGCGGCACCGACGACGACGCTGGCACACCGTGGGGCGATGCCGCGACCGGCACTGAGCCTGACCCCGTGCCCTACACCGTCACCGTTCTCGACGGCGGCACCACGACGCGCTACGGGCACGATGCTGCCGGGTCACTGATCCCGAGGACAGTCAGGACGCTGACCATCAGCGCGACCGGCGAGGTCCCGCAGATGGGCGACACGATCACGCTGACGGACGGGACGTATACGCTGGCGAAGGTCGAACCGTTCGCCCCCGGCGGCGAGAACTTGCTTTTCGACGTGGAAATAGCAATCTAGGCGGAGTGTTCCGCTCCTATCACCTCTGGCGGGTCTTCCTGCACCTCGGCCACGGCAACAGCCGCATGGCCCTAGACGCACGCGCCACGCCTGACGACGAATTCAGCTTTGCCGACGCCATGATCATGACCGCGTGGATCGATGGGGCGAAGAACGGGCGGGGATAGCCCGGCGACGGGCAAAGCTATGTTGCTTGACCACGTTATAGGTGGTAAGAAAATCGGGCCGAGCGGTGCGTCAACACCTGCATCGGCCCTAACCAAGACCGAACGCAGGAGGTTCGATGATGGCTGACACAGCCCTAAGTGATCAGGTGGATTCTGGCAAGGCGGAACGTGTTTGCGCGTGGTGCGGGGCGGATATTTCGCAGCGGCACGCTAGGACTAAGTTTTGTGGCGTTAACTGCAAGCAAAGCTCATACCGAAGAAAGATGGGCAAAGAAGGCAGGCTTAAGAATCAAGCCTATAATAAGCGGTATTACGCTGAGAATGCAAACCGGCTGAAAGCTCAGCAACGAGAGTGGAACGACAAGAACAGAGAGCACCGTAAGATTAGGGACAAGGCTTATTACGAAGCTAACGCTGATCATCGCAGGAAAAAACAGCGGGAGTGGTTGCAGAGATTGAAGCGAGAGCGACCAGACGAATATCGGGAACACCTTCTCGGTCAACGCGAACGGCAACGCCGCCGCGATGCACAAGCCGCCCTTTCCATGCTGATCCTGCCGATTGAGGAACCCAGCCAATGACCAACCACATTTCGCAAACCGACCCGCGCACCCTTTCCACCGAGGAAATCTTTGCCGAGATCGACGGGTTCAAAAGCCTCGCCGTCAACGTTCTGAAACGCTGGTCGGCGCTGCTGGCTGAGTTGAAGCGCCGCCGGGTGCCGAACATCATGTTCAACCATCCGGTTCTGAAATTCTGGGAAAGCATCAACGATCAATCTCTCGACGCCGAGGCCGCTGTGTTGCTGGCAGACAAGCGCGATGGGAGGATGATCAAGTCGGTCCTGCCGTTGCCGCCGAAAAAGCAGGTTGCCATTGCGCGCGGGGAGCCGGTACCGGTTGCGACCGTGGCCGATACTGGTGAGATCAAAAGCGATGACGTGCCGATTTTCCGCATGGACGCGCCGACGCTCAAGCGCGCGTTCGGGCCGGAAGGCATTCGCCCTGTGCATGTGCAGGCAGATATGATCCGAGCCGAAGGCAAGATAGAGCGCATGGGCGCAATCACCGTTTTGCGCGATGAGCAGGCCCTAAAGATTGGCAACCAGAAAATCAGGCCGGAAGACCTCAAGGGGCCGCTTGCGGCACTTGGTTACACGCTGGACTTGTCGCGTAACGCGACCTCGAAAGCCGGTTAATGGCCCGCAACCCCACAGCAGCCCAGAAGGCCGCACTCGACGCGCTACTCAAGAAGTTCGGGCCGCAGATCGAGAAGGCGTTCGCAGATGCGATCTACCGGGCGCGTGGCCGCGTCAACGTAGGGGCGCTGATCGAGGCCATGGAGCGCGGCGACCTATACGGCGCGGCGGACATGCTGCGGATGGAGGCCGGCGACTTCTCGGCACTCAGGGAGGCTGTGCGGCAGACCTATTTCGCGGCGGGCGAAGACGTGCAGGGAATGCTGCCGGGACAGATCGCGGCGGCGTGGGGCTTCGACGGCTACAACCAGCGGGCCACGGCCTATATCGACCAACACGGCGCGGCACTGGTGCAGGGCATCATTGACGACACGCAGGCGGCGACGCAGCGGGCGCTACTGGACGTGCTGGAAAACCCGCAGGAGCGCAGCTTGCGGTCGGCGGCGCTGGATATCACCGGGCGGATGGCGAAGACCGGGACACTCAAGGGGCAGCGGGTGGGCGGCACCCTCGGGCTGACCAGCGAGCAGACGGGATATGTGATCAACGCCCGCCGGGATCTGGTGACCCTCGACAGCCGGTATTTCACCCGGAAGCTGCGCGACAAGCGGTTTGATCGGACGGTTGCCAAGGCAATCCGCGAGGGTACGCCGCTGACCCAAACGCAGATCGACAAGATCACCGGGCGGTACAAAGACAAGCTGCTGGCCTACCGAGGCAAGCTGATCAGCGAGAACGAGGCATTCACCGCACAGGCCGCCAGCCGGGAAGAGGCGATGCAGCAAGTGCTCGACCGACCCGACGTTGAGGACGTGACCCGCAAGTGGCAACTCGGCTTCCCGCGCGAACACCGCGAGAACCATGCCGCGCTGGCCGGCAAGCGGATCAGCTTTTCGGAGCGGTTCGACCTTGGCGGTGGCGTGGTGGCGCGCTGTCCGCATGACCCGGACTTGCCGATCGGGGAAACGGCATTTTGTCGCTGCTCGTGCGTGTACCGGGTGAAACTGCGGAGGGGCATCTAATGGCAAAGACCGGCTGGGCTGGCTACCTCACTGCCGAGGTGGCCGAGATCAAGAGCGACGTGCGGTACATCCTCAACGAATCCGTGCAGGACGTGATCGAGGACGCACAGACGCCGCAGCCCCCGGCAAGTCAGACCGGCGGCAGCTTCGAGACCGGCAAGATCCCGGTGGATACCAAGGCGCTGATCCAGAGCCTGCATCTGGGCGAGGCGAAGATCGGCGAGGACGCGGGCGCGGTCATCGGCCTGATAGAGCCGGGCACGATCCAGACATTCGCGTGGCAGGTGCCTTACGCCGCCCGCATCGAATTCGGGTTCGTCGGCGAGGATGAGTTGGGCCGCAAGTACGAGCAGGCCGGGCGGTTCTTCGTCACCGAGAACGCCGCAAAGTTCGGCGAGCACGTCGAGCGCCACGCGAAAGAGGTAAACGGCAAATGACCCCATCGCAGGTTCTCAACGCCCTCGGCCAGCACCTCATGACGCTGACCAACTGCCCGCCCGTGGTGTGGCCGAACAAGCAACCGGCAACGCTGCCCGCGAGGCCCTATCTGGTGGTGCAGCGGGCCGCGCGGCGCACCTTCGACCCGACGATAGACGGCAGCTCGGAGACCAGCACCGGGCGCGCTGTGATCGTCGTGGTGCATGACCTCAACGCCTACTCGACGCAGGCCGATGATCTGGCGGCACTGGTCAAGGGGCATTTCCCCAAGGGCGCGCTGACGAGCGACCTGACTATCAGCCTGTCGCATGTTCTCGACGGCTACCCGACTGACACGGATTGGCGCGTTCCCGTCGCTATCGACTGGATCGCATAACGGATTGCCCCGCCTCGGGCTGCGGTAACGCGAACAGGGGCAATCAACTTCAACTCAGGGACACAACCACCCCGCTACAGGCGGGCCGTCCCGCTTTGCTTTTGAAAGGGCAAAATCATGGCCACCAAGACAAACATCGGGAAGAGCGTCTATTACTCTCCCGCGCTTCCCGCCACCAACGACGCCGCCGGCTTCGAGGCGCTGACCTGGACCGAGGTCGAGCACCCGATTCAGGCACCGCAGTTCGGTATCTCCCACGCGAACACAGATGTTCCCGATTTGAAGAGCGGCTTCACCACTGGCGTGAAGGGAGCGGCATCAGGCACCGACAGCCAGTCCACCTACCGGATTGACGGCGGCGCGTTGGCGACCGGCCAGACGGCGCTGAAAACCGCAGCCGAGACGCTGGGCACCACCGGCTCGTTCAAGATCGGCCGCGGCTCCGGCACCGCTGGCGCGCTGCAAACCGGCGATCCGGTCGAGTACGCGCAGGGCTACGTGCACAGCTATACCCCGAACCAGGCGACGACCGACAGCTACGAGGGTTTCAGCGTGAACTTCAAGCAGAACGCCGTTTCCATCATCGCCACCGAGCCCGCCTAAGCGAACACCAGCCGCTACCTCCTCGGGTGGCTGGTTAATGCCGGGCGGGAGTTTTTGGGCTTCGCCCGCCCGGCTGCAATCGAAACCCACCTAACATGAATGGATACCCAAATGGACTTTCTGAAAGCCTACGACGCCCGCGCGGCCGCCGAAGACCTGATCGAGCACGAGTTGCGCGACCAGGCTACCGGCGAAGTGATCCGCAGCGGCAAGAAACCCTGCATCGTGCTCGTGCGCAGCACCATGTCGGCGGATATTCTGGCCGAGGATCGGGCCGCGAAGAACGCCGCCATGAAGGAGATGTTCCGTCGCGCCCGCGCCAAGAAGGCCGAGACCGAGGCCGCCGATGAAGAGATCGAATTCGACTGGAACGAGATCGAGGCGAAGATCAACGAGCGCGCCGTCAAGCTGATCGCCGGGTTCCGCAACATGCAGACCGAGGGTCCGGACGGCCCGCGCGATCTGACCGCCGATGATGCGCCGGCCTTCGTGGCGCTGAACCACATCAGCGAGGAACACCACTGGCGCAACGTCATCCCGCTGTCGAAGAACGACGACGAGAGCGACGAGGATTTCGAGGCCCGTAAGGCCAAGGTCGAAGCCGAATGGCTGGGCGCATCCTTCGCGCAGCAGATCGTTGACGCCGCACGGGAGCACGCGGATTTTTTGGGCAAGCGCGCGAGGCGCTGACGCTCTGGGCTGCGCAGCTCGGGTTCTTGCACTCCACCATCAAGGGCGAGAAGAAGAGCCGCTTGGAGATGGCGCAGGAAGACGGCCAGCCGGTCGAACTCCCTGACGTTGTGGCCTTCGACCACCTTCCCGAGGCTATGATGCGCCTCGGGCCGGTGAAATCGACCGGCATGGGTGAGCGCCCGGCGGACTGGCCGGAAATCGACGCCTTCGCGCGGGCGACGGGCCGGATTGGCAGCGCATGGGAGGCGGAGACGCTGTTCGACATGTGCCGCGTTTACATGTCCGAGCGGCAGGACGGCGGCGACCCGTTCCGGGTGGCCCCGGTGGCGAGGGGTTAGGTCCTCATAGGGTCAATCGTAAGAGTTGCAGAGCGCCAATAGTTCGTTGGATACGATGCGATACTGTTCGCGGATTTCATCATATGCGCCTGCAATTTTTTCCGCTCTGTTTTTCGCGCTATCTGGGGATTTCGATAGTTCCTTTCTCCTGTAATCTGGGATTCTCTCCCAAGCATCTGCGATTACAGCCTCTGTAGAAAGAGTCCTTAGGCATCCGCCTTTTGTGGATAGATCAAATTCCGCTGCGCAAACTGGCGTAGCGAAAGCAAGAACAACAAGAAATCCAAACTTCATAATTACCTCCAAAGCCTCGTATCGCAGCAAGCTACGAGGCTTTCCCATGTTCGACAAGGAGCATCTACATGTCAGCAACCGCAGGCACTTTGACTCTTGTCGTAGACAGTACGTCCGTCTCTAAAGGTGAGCGTGCCCTCGACAACTTCGCTCGTACCGGCGCGCGGACCGAGAAAAGCGTCAAGGGCGACATGGGGCAGATCGAACGGGCAATGGCGCGTCTGGGCCAGAAATCCGCTACCATCGACAAGACGCTAAACGCCAGCCTCGGGCGCACCGCTGCGATCTCCAAGACCGTGGCGCGCGGGCTGGTGTCTCTGGCGGCAGGCCTCACCAGCATTGCGGCCGTCAAGCACGCGGTGACAGAGGCGCGGAACTTCAATGCCGCACTGTCTGAAACATCTACTCTGCTGGAAGGAACGCCAGCCCAGATGGAGGCGCTGCGGACGAGCGCAATGGACCTGTCGCGGGCCTATGGTGGGTCGGCAACGGCTCAGGTCGAGGCGTTCTATCAGGCGATCAGCGCGGGCGCGGGAAATGTTTCGCAGGCCGCGCGACTGCTCGACCAGGCGAACAAGCTGGCAATCGGTGGCGTGACCAGCGTGACAACAGGCGTGGACGCACTGACCACCGCCATGAATGCCTATGCCGCCCAAGGGATGACCGCCGCGCAGGCGTCGGATGCGCTGTTCGTCGGCATGAAGGCGGGCAAAACGACAGTTGGCGAGTTGGGCGCATCACTCGGGCAGGTTGTGCCCATTGCTGCTGCGGCAGGGGTGAGCTTTGATGAAACCGTCGCCGCTGTTGCCGCGCTGACGACCCAAGGCCAAACTACCGCGATGGCGACGACCGGTCTGCGGCAGGTGATCGCCAGCGTGATCGCGCCGACCAAGCAGGCAAGCGACATGGCCGCGCAGCTTGGCATCGCGTTCAACGCGCAATCTCTCGAAGCGCAGGGGCTCGCCGCGTTCCTTGATCAAATTGTGGAAAAGACCGGCGGCAATACCGAGGCGATGGCGCAACTGTTCGGATCGGTTGAGGCGCTGAACGCCGCCCTGGCATTCGCTGGCGGCGCTGGCGGGACGTTCTCCGAGATCATGGCGGACATGGCCGAAAAGGCCGGGGCCACTGACGAGGCATTCATAAAGGTCGCGGACTCGCTCGACAAGCGCATGTCGTTCGCCTTCGGGAAGATCGGAACGCTGGTCACGCAATTCGGCACAGCGATCCTTACCGTCACGGTTCCGGCACTTGAGGCAATCGCGGCAGGAGCCGAATTTCTGTCCCAGAACTTCGACAGCGTGACGGGTATCGTCATTTCTTCTGCGGCCGCGCTGACCGCCTATTACCTACCGGCAGTGTACGGGGCTGTCACCGCAACCGGCGCATGGATTGCGTCCCTGATAACACTCAAGGGCGCGCTCTTGGCAACCGGGATCGGCGCGCTTGTCGTTGGCGCTGGACTATTGGTCGGGGAGTTCCTGAAACTGGTTCGGGCAACGGGCGGGTGGGGCAATGCACTCACCCTGCTAGGTCAGGTGGCGTCTGGCGTGTGGGAGGGGATCAAAGGCAGCGCGCTGTCCATCGTCCCCGCGCTCGGGGCTGTCTGGGCCGACATGCAGGCCGGTTTTGTTCGCGTCCTTGAGGCCATGTCGCTGCAATGGGGCAATTTCCTCTGGGGCCTTGGCGCAAAGCTGGACGGCATCCCGCTGTTTGGTTCGATGGCGCAAAGCCTGAAAGACGCCTCCGACCGCGCGATTGACGGGATGATCGGACTGAATGCCGAGGCGTCCGCCCTTGAGGGTAAGGCGATCAGGCTTCGGGACGAGGCTGCAAGCATGGCAACCGGAGGGTTCGACAAAGCGCGCGAGGCCGCTCAAAAGCTGGCCGCCGCGCTGTCCGCGACAGAAGGTGAGTCCGACGACACGAGCGATCAGGCAGCAAAGCTGAAGAAGATCCTCGACTCCCTGAGCACCAGCACCGGGAAAGCCGGGAAGGCCGCGAAGGATGCGGCTGAGCAGATCAAGGGCTTCAACGAAACCTTGAAAGACGCGGCATATACCGCCGCCGAGTTCGGGGCCGAAAAGGCCAACATCATGATCGGCGGCATTGACAGCCTTGCCGATGCATGGGGCGATTTCGTTGTTTCCGGGTTCTCACGCTTTGAGGACTTCACCGACGCAATCGTAGGCTCTTTCAAGAGCATGTTGGCACAGATGATCGCGCTTGCAGCGAAAAACCAGATCATGATCGGGCTTGGCCTTGGTGGGGTCGGCGGTTCTGCTGTCGCTGGCGCAGTAGGTGGCGGCGCGGGCGGTATCGGGAACCTGCTTGGCCTCGGGAACCTGTTCGGCGGGGGTCTGCTTGGCGGCGTCGGTAGCGGCTTGCAGGCGGCGCTCGGCATGGGCAGCTATGCCAGCGCGGGGATATTCAATATCGCGCAAAACGCGGCGACTGCCGTTGCCACCGGGGCGAATGCATTCACCGCCAGTATTGGCGCGGCACTCCCCGCAATCGGTATCGCGGTGGCCGGTATCGGCCTGCTCATGAAGGGCTTGAGCCAAAAATACGCGGGCACGGCACTGCGCGGCAGCATCGACGGCGAGGGCTTCGACGGCACATCCTTTGACTGGTATCGCGGTGGGTTTCTGCGCGGCGACAAGGCGACCTACAAGGACGTGCCGGAAGAACTGGCGCTGTATCTCGACCAAGCCATGACCGGCGTTGTCGGCAGCATCGAGACCTATGCGGACGCTCTGGCGCTCAGCACCAAGAAGGCGTTCAAGGTCGCGGGCGACGAATTCACGATCTGGCTGAACGACCTGAGTGACGAAGAAATTATCCAAGCCCTGAACTCCGAGGTTGAGGCGGTCGCGGACGAGATGGCGGCGCTTGTGCTGGGCACGGACAAATTCACCCGCGCTGGCGAAAGCGCGATGGACACGCTTACCCGGCTCGGCTCCGGTCTGATGGCGGTCAACGACGCAGCCGATTTGCTGAACCACCGGGTCTGGGATATCTCACTTGCCAGCGCAGACGCGGCGTCCGAGCTTGTCGAACTGTTCGGCGGGCTGGAAGCGATGACGGCTGCCGTCAACACCTACTTCACGACCGTCTACAGCGAGGAAGAACAGCTTGCGATCAACACCCGCCGCCTGACCGATGTATTCGGCGATCTTGGCCTTGCGATGCCGAAGAGCCGGGACCAGTACCGGGCGCTTGTCGAGAGCATCGACACCACCACCGACGCTGGCGCGGAACTCTATGCCACGCTGATCAGCATGGCCGGGGCGCTGGATGCGGTGCTGCCGTCGGTCTCGTCGCTGACGCAGGCGATCATGGAATTGCAGGGCACCGCGCAAAGCGGGCTGGATCTGGCAATCTCGACGGCAGAGGCGGCGGCACGGGCCAACTCCAAGGCTGCTGGCGACTGGTACAAGGCATCGGACAGCATCCGCGCCTATATCGACAAGCTGCGCGGCTCCGACACGGCGCTGACCAACCCGACGCAGGCGCGCGCGTTCAACGAGATGCAGTTCCAGACCAACCTTGCCGCAGCTCTGGCGGGGGATCTGAACGCGGCCGGCAACCTGACCGGCAACGCCGAAAGCCTGCGGTCGAGTGTCAACGCCACGGCTACCACCCGGCTTGAGGCGGCATTGGCCGAGGCGCGCATCCTGTCCGATCTGAGCCTTGCCGCCGGGGTGGGCGACATCGAGGGCGCGCGTCACGATGTGATTGCCGGGCTGCTGACAGATCAAGCCGACCTGATGCAGGAGGTCTCCGACTATCTGGCGGCTGGCAATGCGCTGACAGATGACATGATCACCACGCTGGAAACGCAGCTTGGCGCGCTGGACGACGCAATCGCGGCGGCGGAACTGATCAACTACGCCTACCTCAAAGAGCGGCTGGCGGTGACGGTGGACGTGCTGGCCGATGCCGATGTGCCGGCCTACCTGCGCAACCTGCTGACCAACGCAGCAGAGGGCGTGACCGGCTACATCGACTTCATCGCCCGTTCCGATCTTGATCCGGATCTGAAATGGCTGGCGCTTGTCGGTGCGAGCGAGCACGTCAAGACGGTCGAGTACCTGGCTAAAAACGACCTCGGGAAAAAGCTGACCAAGCTTGCCGTAGGGACCGTTTCGACGCTGGAAAAGACGGTGCACCTGCTGGCCGGGGCCGGGCTGGACCGCGACACGATGCGGATTGCGCTGGCCGGGAACAGCGAGCTTTCCCGCGTGGTCAACGTCACCCTCGCCGCCGATGCGGACAAGCGGGCGAAGAAACTGGCGCTGGGGAATATCGGTGAATACTCGGTTGCCGTCATGGCGACCCTTGATCCGAAGATCAGCGATCGGGTGCGCCGGATCGTGTTCAAGGAGCAGGGCACCTATGCCGCCGTGATCGAGGCGGCAATCTCCGGCGACATGAGCGACCGTGGCCGCCGCATCCTGCTCAAGCAGCAGGGCGACTATATCGCCAACATCACAGGCGTTCTGGGCTCTGACGTCAAGGACAACATCAAGCGACTCCTGCTCAGGGCGAACACCTCCGGCGTGCGGTCCCTGACGATACGTAAGGTCTGGGGTGAGCATATCACCAAAGCCGACAGGGCGCTGCTGCGGGAGGCTGAAACAACCGCGCTGCGCACCATCACTGGTGCTGTCGACATGGGCGGCGTCAGCGCGGACGGCATGAAGCTGCTGAGGGCCTCCAAGAAGACCATCGACAAGACGCTCAGGGGCACCGTGGACCTGTCCGGCCTCAATGACAGGCAGAAATCGCTACTGGATGCCGTCAAGGGGTCGGTTGACGGCAAGCTGACCCTCGGTGGCAGCTTCATCTTCGACCCATCCACCAGCTTCGAGACCCTGCTTTCCGACAGCGTTGAGGTTCCGATGAACGCCGCGAAAACGGCGATGGGCAACCTGCGCGGCTCCCTAAACGACCTGCGGGCGGCGGTCACGGCTGACACCACGTCGCGCGAGGTGGCAATGATCGAGGCACAGGGCGCAGCGGCAGCGATGACGCTGGCCGATAGCAGGTCTGAGCGCCGGGCCACGGCGGACGAACTGAGGGCTATCTTCTCGGCGGCTGGCGTCACATCGACCGGGCGCGGTATCAGCTTCAGCAACGGCAAGCTTACCGCCGATGGGTATTGGTCGGGCACGAGCGCCGGGTTTGATCAGGTGATGGACGCGCTGCGCAGCACCTACGGCGTGAGCGGCGACACCATCGCGCAGCTTACGTCCAAGGTCTTCGCCAGCGTGAATGACCCGGTTGCCAGCGGCAAAGCGGACCTGTCGAGCCTGCGGAAAGCATACCGCGACCTGACCGGGGAAGTCGCCAGCTTCGACGGCGGCGGTCAGCTTGCGAACTGGGGCCGCTCCGGCGGGCTGGACGGCAAAGGCGGCAAGATGGCCGTTGTCCACCCGAACGAGAAGATCACCACCGGGGCGCAGAACAACGATCTGCTGGCAAGGCTGGACGAGCTTGTCGCCAGCAACGCTGCACTCAAGGCCGAGCTTCGCGCGTTCAAGGAGCAATCCCGCATGTACGACCGCGAGCAGACCAAGGCCGTGAAGGAGACCGCCAGCCTCGCCCGCAAGGCGGACGTGAGGGGCGTGACGATTGCCGTGGAGACCGTGTAAATGGCTGACGAAATGCTGCGCGTGATCGCGCCTATCACCGTGACTGACGCGATGATGATCAGCACCAATGTGGCAGAGGATGACGAGGACGAGTGGGACGTTTCGACCACCTATGCGGAGGGCGACCGGGTTATTCTCGCCGCGCAGAACACCGTCTACCAGAGCGTGATCGGCAGCAACGTTGGCAACTCCCCGGCAGCTACCGGCTCAACATCGTGGGTTGAGGTGATGAAGACGCGGACATGGCGACCGTTCGATCAATCCCTGTCCGATCCTGTCACGAACTCAGGCACGATCCAGTACCTGATAGAGCCCGACACGCTGGTGCGCGCGGTCGGGCTGGTGGGGGCTGATGCGCTCTATGCGACGGCAAAGATCAAGACCTCTGGCGGCTCCACACTGGCCGAACAGACCATCTATCTCGCTGACTATTCGGAGATGGTGGACGCCCTTTCGATGGTCACCATCGAGCCGGGCTATCGAGAAAAGGTCATTTTCGACGAGGTGATCTGCACCTCCGGCAACCGGGTCGAAATCACCATCGGGGACGGCAGCGGCAACCCCGTCGTCAGCGAAATCACCATGGGTGACGTGGTGACCGTCGCGCAGCCATTGAGCGGCGCGGAGATTGGGATCGACGATTATTCCGACTTCACTGAGGACGCCTGGGGCGGGGTGACGATAACCGAGAAAGGTTATCGAGACTTCACCGATCTGCCGCTCTACGTGCAGTCCGGCGACGTTGCCCGCATTCGTCGCAAGCTGGCAGGGCTGCGGGCGAAATTCGCCCTCTACTACATCACCACCGGGACCGAGGATTTCGGGACCACGGTCTATGGCCGGTACGACAAGCTATCGACCATCGTCAACGGCCCGCAGCATTCGGAAATGTCTCTCAGAATTCTAGGAGTTACCTATGGCGCTTAGTCCCCCGACCGCCCCGACCGCACCTGACCTCAACAGCCCCAGCACCTATAACGCGCGGGTGCTGGCCGGGTTCACCTACTGCTTCACGACCCTGCCTGATTGGATCGCGGGGCTGGATGCGTCCGATTGGTTTTCCGTCCAGTCCAGCGCCACCGACACCACCGCCGGGACCATCGCGCTGCAAGGCAACGACGCGGATTTCGCGGATATGACGGCGGAGACCATTGGCCTTACGAACGTAGACGGCACGACAAATTTCCTGACCCTAACAGGGGCTCGCAATGTCGGAGACAGCGAAATCGGCATCCTCTTCAAGGACAGGGACGCCGGGGCGGGGGCAAGCAATGCCGGGCGCATCAATACCGAACGGCAGAGCACGGCCAACAGTTTCGACATGGTTTTTTCGACCACGCTTGGCGGCACCATGTCGGAGGCTATGCGTATCGACGGCAGCGCCAATGTCAGTATCGGCGGTGTTACCCCGGCTGCCAAGCTACATGTCGAGCAATCCGACACCGGGACAATCGGCTACTTCAACGGGGCCAATGCGTCGTTCTCTGGCAATCAACTCACGCTGGATATGGACCGCACCGCAAACGCTATCAGCAAGTTCATCGCCTGCTATTCCGGCGGTACGGCTGACTTGGAGTTCAAGGTTGCTGGCGACGGTAATGTCACGGCTGACGGTACGGTCGCAGGCGGTGGCGCTGACCGGGCTGAGTGCATTGAGCGGCACCCGGATTGGTTCGCAGAGGTCGGTGGGCAGGACATGCGCGGCGTCACGGTAGTTCTGGACGGCGGGTTCATTCGCCCCGCCGAACCGGGGGAGGAACCTGTGGGCGTCATCTCTGACACCTACGACAGCCTTGGCAATGCCGCCCCCCTGAAATGGGCCGACAAGTACCTGAAAGACAATCTGGGGTCTTACCTTTGGGAAGATTACGAGGTGGTTGAATGGGTAGAGACCGTCACCGAGACCACGACCGAAACCGAACAAGCGACCGAGGAAATCACCCGCGCGCGCGACGTGATCGAGGTCGAGAACGGCACCGCGATCAAGCGCACGATCACTGAGACGGTGCAGGTTCCGGTGTTCGATGAATTCCCGATGCAGGATGAGGCCGGAAACGATCTGGGGACGCACCGCGCGCCGCGTATGATCGAGGTCGAGCGGGTGACCGAGAAAGAGGTTGCGCATTCCTATGCGGCTGATGCGGTGCCCGAGGGCGTGACCGTGCCCGAGGATGCCACGCGGACCACCCAACGCCGCAAGGTGCTCAACCCGGACTTTGACCCTGCTGCGGAGTACACGCCGCGTCTTGACCGCCCGGAATGGGATGCCGTGGGCGTGCTGGGTATCTGCCGGGTTCTGAAAGGCCAGCCGGTCGGGTCGCGCTGGATCAAGATGCGGGATGTTTCCGGGGAGGTCGAGGAATGGCTGGTGCGGTGAACAACCATGCCGTCAGCCTTTCTAGGCGGCGGCACCCATTTAGCGGGAGTATTCAATGAAAATCGAGAGCATCGGATCGGCCTCCGCCGGGTCCGCCGCCGTCGCCAGTACCTGGCTGATGCAGGCGGGAACAAGCTGGCCGGTGGTGATCGCCGCCGTGGTCGGCGCGCTCCTCGCGGTGCTGGAGATCGAGGATTTCCGGCTGCGCACGGCGATCGTCATCTTCGCATTCAACGGCTTCGTCGGCGCTCTGGGTGGCCCGGTGATCGTCGCGGTGATGCAGGCCCGGCTCGATTTCGCTCACCCGGCGGTCACCGCCCTGATCGCCTTCATCGCGGCCTTCGTCGCCCATGACATGCTTGGCGAGGTCAAGCGCGCGGTGATCGACCGGTTTGCCCGGCGGGGGCGCAAATGACCCGCCGGGAGCTTCGCCGCGTGACGCGCGGACCACGAGCGATGCGACTTCGGATCGCGGCCTCCGCCGTGATCTGGATGCTGCTGCTGCTGGCCGTACTGGCTGGCTGAGAAAGGGAACCATCATGAAACGAGAGACATTCTTCGCCGCCCTCCGGGCGCGCGACAGCGGCGTATTCGGTACGTCCCTGTCACAGCAACAGGTCGATGGCACAGATGCACTGCTTGACGCGCTGGACGGCTTCACGATGCCCCACGCGGCCCATGTGCTGGCCGAGGTCTATCACGAGACCGGCGGCGGCATGTGGCCGGTCAAGGAGACCGTCTACCGCACTAGCAAGGACCGCGACCCGTCCGACGCGACGGTGATTGCGCGCCTCGATCGCGCATGGGCCAAGGGCCAGCTTCCGTGGGTGCGCGCGCCGTACTGGCGGGACGGCTGGTTCGGGCGCGGGCAGATCCAGTTGACCCACGCCGACAACTATCGCAAGGCATCTGCGCTGGTGGGTTCTGATCTGGTGGCCGATCCGAGCCGGGCGCTCGATCCCGCCATTTCTGCCAAGGTCGCCGCAGAGGGGTGCCGGGCCGGGATGTTCACCGGCAAGCGTCTATCGGACTTCGACGGGCCGGGCAGCTACGACCATGCCGCCGCGCGCTCCATCGTCAACGGTGACGCCCGCGCCATGGGGCCGACCATCGCCGGTTACGCCGCCGCTTTCGAGGCCGCGCTTTCCGCTGCCGGGTGGAGTGCCGCCGTTCCGCCCGCGCCGGACTACGCGCCGCCCGCCCCGGTGGCCGAGGAGATCCCCACGCAACCAACCGGCTGGGGTGCGCTGTTCGCGGCCCTCGCCCGCCTGTTCAAAGGAGCCTGACGAAATGACCCAATGGCAACCATTCATCCGCATCATGATCCGCTACATTGTCGGTGCGCTGGTGTCCAATGGCGCAATCGGCGCTGCGACTGGGGCGATGCTGACCGAACCTGAGGTTCTGACCGCTGCGGCGGCGCTGATCGTCGGGCTGGGCACCGAGCTTTGGTATCGCGCGGCGAAGAAGGGCGGCAAGCCGACATGATCGGGCTGCTGCTGAAATGGCTGGCATCCGGCCCGCTGGATCGGGTGCTAGACACGGTAGACCGCAAGGTTTCCGCCGAGACCGACCGCGAGGCAATCAAGGGCCAGATCATCAAGCAGCACTACGCCACGCGCGGCGGCTGGATGCGCGCGGGCGGGTTCTGGCTGATGCTGGCCTTTGCGCTGCCCTTGGCATTCTGGCACGGCATGGTGATCTATGACAGCGCCCTTGGGTGCGCCGATTGCGTCCTAGCCAATGACTGGACCGTCGCCGCCCTGCCGCCGCCTCTGGGGCCGTCTGCCGATGGCACAGAAACTGGGTGGGCTGGCCTGATGGTTATCTCCATCTTCGGCGTGATCGGCGTGACCCGGTTCAAATGAAATACGACCCCCGCCGACATGACGCATGGATCGGCGCGGGGCTGTTGCTGGCGTGGCATCTCGCAGTGTTCAGCGCCGGCGCATGCCTTGGGTTTCTCTTGTCATAGTCAAGACCGGGATACCGTGCCCCGGATCGCGCGCGGATCAAGAAGGAGTGAGGTCATGAGGATCATGATCGCAGCACTGGCCGCGCTGGCGGCCCTCTTGGCGGTTCCCGCCGCCGCCGCGCCCAACTGTGCGAGCGCCGCCGACGTGGTGTCCATCCTGTCGCAGCGGTACGGCGAGTCCGTCGCCATGTCCGGCGCGTCGATGAGCGGCGGCCTGTTGCAGATCTGGGGCAACGACGACACCGGGTCGTGGACCGCGACGGTTTCCAACGGGGAGATCACCTGCATCGTCGCGCAGGGCGATGGTTTCACCGTCAATCCGCGCGGCGATCCTGCCTGATCCCGGCGCCGGGGACCAGGCGCATCACCACAGCAAAGGAGCTGATCGGACTTCTTCACACGCCGTTCTTTGCCCCGTCGGTTGCCTCCGGCGGGGCTTTTTGCGTTCTGGTGGCGGTTTCTGGATTCAGTATTTCTTGCCGCCGGCGGCCCGGTTCTCGAGCTTGTGGTCGGCGCGCTGACGGTTGAAGCGGTTTTTCTCGATCACTGCGCCCGCCACGTCGAGCCCAAGGGCGGCGGCGGTGTCGAGAATGCGGATGATGCAGTCTGCAAACTCGACCTCGCGTCCGTCGCGATGCGGCAGCTTATCGTCCATCAGCCCTTTGCGATCGGCTTCCAGCGCCTCGGAAAGCTCGGAGTGCATGAGGGCTACCACCTCCCCAAAATTACGCTCTATGGGCTTGCCTGTTTGCGGGTCGGCATACCACCCTGCATCTGTGGCGGTCTTGTGCGCCAATGCCTGTGCAGCCGCGATGCCATGATAGGTGTTGACCTCTTCGTCGGTCATTTCTTCCGGTGCAAGTTTCATTGTGTGGCCCTCCTATGGCCGGCGTTTTTAGGACTGGTCGTTTTCGGCTTCGTATAGCGCCTGATCTTCGGCGCTAGGATCGTGGTTTTCGCGGCGGTGCTGGCAGGCCGTGCAGTCACATTCGTCGTCTGCGCATGTGCAGCAATCATTGCAATTGCCGCACTCGCATATCGGGCCAGCCGCCCATTCGCCGCATAGGCATTCATTGCAATACTTCTGCGTCATGTGGCCTCCGGCGTTTTCAGGACTCGCGCTGTGCGGCGCGGTCGATGCGGTCGATCTCTGCGGCGATCAGGGCGCCGGCGCGAACCAAATCCTCACGGGCGCCCTTCCGGCTTCCACCATTCCTCGCACCAAGGCCAGACGCCGGGCGGCATCGGATCAGGATCGCCACGGCGTCGCGCATAGCAGGCTGCGGCGTCAGCCATTTCGCCATTCGTGTGCTCGTCGTCGTGCTCAGGCGTCCAGCCTTCGGCTTCGATCTGCCGCTTGCGCTCTGCGGCGATAGCTTCAACTCCAGTGCTCATTGGTTCCTCCGGGATTGTTTGGTTCAGGCGGCTTGCGGGGCAGAAAGCATCTCGTGCGCCTTGAAGGCAGATGCTTTCTCGCGCTTGGCGACCACCAGCAGCGCGGCAATTACCTGCATAGTTTCGGTGGCGCTTCCGTGGAGCGCCATCGCGTCCATCGCCTCCAGCAGCGCAGCTTCGAGATCTCCGGCGTCATTCATCGAAATGGCGTTTGCAAGTTCAAGGTCCTTCAGATCGATCATGGGTTCTCTCCGGGTTGGTTGATAAGATTTGAAGTATGTTATTTAATAGCATACAGTATGTCAATGATTGACATACATCTGCCCCCTTGCCAGTATGCGAACCATGAGCATACAACCGCGCATGGCATGGCAGGACTTCCTCACCGATGAAGAGCGGCGCGAACTTGACGCCGCGCAGGAGGCGTTCGATCGCGCGAAGCTGGCCCTTGAGCCGATCAAGGCGGAGCGTGACGCCACCCTGCGCAAGCTGAAGATCCGCTGCGATGCCAGGATGCGAAGGGCAAAGGCCGGCGACGATGTGTAGGGCCTTGCCGAGTCTGGAAACCCTGTCCAGATTGGCGGTGGAGGAGACCGCTTTGGTGGGCAGAGGATCGCACCGCGAGGGATACATGATGTGGACCCCCGACGACCGGAAAGCGACTGCCTCTGCCCCTCAAGTGGCCTGAAAGAGGAGCGCAGTGATGGGTGGCGGAAACACGGTGAACCTGCCGGCCGTAGCCTCTGAGCGCGTGAGGGTGCCGGGCCTGATCGGCCTCGGGTGGCAGCCCCTCCCGCCATCCTTCTCTGCGATCGCAAATAGGATCGATTCTGGCGGTTTTTGCCACGCGTTACGCAAATTTCGCCCACGGATAGACCTAACTCGTTGACCCAAAACACATTTGAGAGTCTTCTCGACCGCACCATTTTTCTAACTTAACCTGTTGTTTTTGTTCTGAAACGTGTTTTCCCGTTTCGGACAGCCCGCCACTTAGCCCGCCAGTCGCGCGGGGTACACGGCCTC